TACGGAAGATGCAACAACGTTTGCCGGGTTGAACGTCCACAACGCTCGGCAATTGCTTTCCAAACCCGCCGGGATACTAGACATCAAGCATGATGGTTTAGGTCCGTGGTGGGAAATCAATGGCTATTCCCTCAAAGACATTTCCTGGGGACCCAAACCGCGTTTCTTGCGTTGGGATCCTATCGGACATACCAACGCGGCGGAAGTCGAATGGGAATGCGAATTCGAGATTGCCATATGCGATGGCACTCGACCGCCAGCGTTGTCCGGCATTGCTCAATTCTCCTATTCCGTATCCTTCTCGATCGATCAGAAGGGATACACAACGCGACGAATATCGGGCGTCGTCGAAATCGCTTTGACACGCCTCACACAGATGTCGAATTGGCTTACGGATTCGGTCGATCGGTGGAAGGATCAAATCACATTCGGGAAGCCAACAAACTTCGAACGGCAATCCGAGTGGAGCATCAACCCGGACAAAAGAACCGCAACGTTTATCATCGTTGACTCGGAGATTCAAAGCCCCAACGCTTGGCCCCCTGGAGTTGTTGGGATTCAGGCTACGCACAGAGTAAACCGCAACCGCAATTCACTTGCGAGGGTGTCTCAAACACTCAGCGCGACAATCGAGCTTTCGCCCATTGAACCCAAGGTACGCACGTGGTTGATTTTCCGTGACCTGTTTTTGTTGCGTATCGCATACCTAAGAGAGCTAGGAACGGGCGCGGCTATCTTCATCGAATCGATCGACATTGCTGAAGAAATCTATGCCAACAAAGCAAGCTTCCAAATCGTCTTCTATTACCTTGACCCCTCCAATATGGTGAACATGTTTTCGGGGACCGGTCTATTCCAACCTTTGTTGCAAGGTCCTAATCCATGGCTTGCTTGGGCTTCGTCCCTGCAACTAATCACTCCACACCAAGGAACGGGCGGCGACCGGGCCGCGGCGGGCTTGATGCATGAATGGGGCAATGAGCGGATTATCGACCTTTGCAACCAAACACCCTTTGGCTTTACGCCGGGAAGATCGCCCGGAGCGTTCCCGCAAAACCCGCTCCAACCCGGATCACCAGGGCAACAACAACCACCTCCGCCATGGCAAGAGGGAAGCGTCCTATCGAATACCAAGCCATCCCCCCTGAGCAGTTGGTTGCAATTTTCGGTCACTATTGAGGTTAAAGACGACCCGTGGGTCAGCACATCGGTTCAACTCGCACCTAACGCAACAATGCATCAGCCATTCAATCCACAGAGACCAGATACGGGCATGCCTGTAGAGTCGGAGCAAATCAAGAGGTTTATCGAGGACAAGGCAGGATTCCAATCGATTATCGTGCGAGGGTATGCCGAGCGAATCGGATACCCTGTACCAAAACCGGGTGGGCGAATCTTCATAGGAGGACAGGCCTACACTCCGGTGGGTAAGGGTGCATTTGGGATGAAATTTGATGGCGATTATTTTGGTGTCCCAAAGTACTCCGCTTCATGGGCACAAGAGTATCGACTGCTCACCTTCCCGAATGACAACGATCCGAAGGAAGGTCAAGAGGGCGTCGAGTGATTATCGAATACGAATCACAATCCATCGAAGTATCCATGCTTGAGATGGCGAGGACAATCACGAAGCTTGCCGGGGCGTTGCCAGTTCGGAACTCGAACATGCGTCCCACCATGCCATTCTTGAAGCAAGTGGCCGAGCTTCTCGCAAGCAAAGGATTGAAGTGCGATACAACGGCGGCTTGGCAGTTTTGGCAGCTCATCACCGAAGCGATCGACGCTTACTCGCAAGCGATGGAAATTGAATCCGAAATAGCTTGGGAATATCACATCGACCCAACGCAGCTATCGGAAGAGACCAAGCTGGGGCTAGAACGCAACATCGTGCGCAACCGAGCAAAGCAACGGTTGGCAAACGGCGACTATTCTCCCACCGATTACGAGGGTGTGTATAACTTAGCACTCTTGGCGACAGGGGACGAAGCGTACTCGCAGAAACTAAAAACCGAAGCCTTCAAACGCTTCGTCGATTCGCAAGCAAAACGAGGGCAACGAGCATGAGTCAGTCATGGGAATTCGAGACGTACGTTGGGGTTGGAAATCGTCCGACGGGCGATGCGGCAAAAGCCATGACGGTACCGACAAAGGAGAATCCACGCGGAAACCCTCGCACGCAGCACTATCGCGGTCCTCACTACGTTTATTTCAATCAGCATCGCGATCTTCCACTCTTCACCTTTGAGACTATTCGTGTCATGCTGCGAGATCCGCAGGTTCGCTTGTGCCTCGCGATGCGAGCTGCCCCGCTTCAATCAGTCGAGTTCGCTTATCAAGATGGAATCGGCGAGGATGGGAAGCCTACTTGGATCCCTGGAGTCAAAGCTAAGAATCCAGTGGTTGCGGCATGGGTATTACGACAACTCCAAACGATATGGAATAATTACCTACCAGGAATCATGCGATCGCAAGTATGGGGCTGGGCAGCAGGGGAAGTAACGTTGCGGCTATCTGATTCGAATCTCATTGAAATCGATCAATTGTTGCATCGGCACGCAAGGGATTGCCGCCTTATGGAATGGGAGCATGCGGGTACTCCCTGGGGTGTTCAAATCGACAACGTGAAGAACATGGGCGTTGTGCAACTCCCCTTTCCGTACTGCTACTTCATAAACTTCCGACCTGAAGACGGGGAGCGATACAGTTGTCCGATTCTGCTCGGAGCCTATTCGCCATGGTGTGACAAGTGGCTTAACGGCGGTGCGCTCGATACTCGACGCCTGTACATGCACAAAGATGCATACGGCGGCATGAAAGTGGGATACCCTGAGGAATCTGTATTTGTCGAAGGAAACGATAACCCGGTACCAGCAAGGGATATTGCTCTGCAAATCGTAGAGCAACGCCAAGCGGGTGGAACTCTCACCTATCCGTCGACGCGCGACGATCAAGGCAACGAGAAGTGGATTATCGCAGAGGCAACAGTAGCTTCGAATCCCGAACACATTTTGAAGTATCCAAAAGACCTTGATGCGGAAATACGCCAAGGCATGGAGATCCCAGACGGTGCCATTTCCAACGACGGCGCTGGATCCTGGGAGGGCAAATCGCTTCCACTCGCAGCGTTCTACAGCGGTCTCGATTCGTGGGTGGTGCAAATTCTTTGCGACATTCGCCGCACTTTAGACCCGATCGCCCGAATGAATTTTGGGACCGACGTCGAATACGAGATCACCCATAAACCACTCGCACAATCGGCGATGGAGCAACAGGGACAAAAGCAAGCTGGCACCGATCAAGGCCAAGCGATGCATGGCGACCCGTCAGGCATTATGAATCCAGCGGACCAAGGCATGCTGCAGCGCATGGGATCACTAGACCCCGTCGATGCGGTTGGCCGTGGTGTTCTTAGCGCTTCGTCAATCGTAGAAGCAGCTCGGAGAGCTTTGGATAATGGTGTCTTGAGGCTTTCGTTGAAAGAATCCGACGAGGGCGAAGACTCGGACGAAGAAGCCCTGGAACGCGCTAAAGCCATCGCGGAAATCCTCGAACACATCTACGGAGACGATGCGGAATCTCACTTCGACGAAATGTTCGGTTCGCAGGTCCAAAAAATGGGTTCATGGAACGCCATCGACCATCCGCGAGGACCAAACGGGCGATTCATTCCCAAGTACAGCGCAGAGGCAGTATCAGCGGCCAAGGATGCCGTCAAGGAATCGCTACAGTCGAACAAGACACCTGAGAGTGCAAAAAAACTGGTCGAGCATTTGTCGTTGCTGAACGGCAAGCAACTTCGCGAACTGAAACAGGAATACGGTGTTTCGGCAGCAGGAAAGACCAAGCAATCTCTCGTAGAGAAGATCGCAGATCGCCTGGATCGAGGGAGACGTACTCCCAAGGATGACGCCGGTACCGAAACTCCCAAGGAAGACGCTCAGGCCTCGAGTGACACTGCTTTGAGCGACACTGCTTTGGCAGACAAAAGCTCGGAATCCAAAGCCGGGGAACCGAAGGCAAGGGAAAAGAAACCGTTCGTCTATCCAGACGGATCGACGCAGGTCTTCAACGCCGACGGAACCCCAGCGGCAACAACGGAAGCATTTTCAAAAGCCGAGGAATCTGGGGCGGATCCACGCGAGGCCGCAAAGGCTGCGGACCAACAAGAAGAAACCAAAAAGGAGTACGAATTCGCTCGCGACAGCGAAGTAGGCAACCGTGGCGAAGACCTTAAGAATTCAGCTCGACACAAGGTCAACGCTTGGAAAGGGCTAGCATCCGCCGAAACCGACGGGACAGCCGAAAAGCTTGTCAATCGCGACATGCTCTTGAAGCTTGAACCTCACAATTTGATGGAACATGCAGACCGGGCGCCGTTGACGTCCTTGGCCATGCACTTTGCGATGAAAAGTTTTCCGCCAAACCCAGTTTACGGGAAGAACACGAAGAACACGCCCGAGCTTCGCAGTGACTACGTGGCAGCATATCAGAGCATCAAGGCTAAGGCCGAAGAGATTGCTTCCACTCATGACGATAAAGACTCGATAAAGTCCATTCGTAGACTCCAAAGCCACGTCATGGGGATTGTCAACGAGCGGAGGAAAGCAAATCGCTTTGACAACCTCGCTAATAACTTGATCGGCTTGGCAAACTCTCTTGAGGTCAGCCGCTATGCAAGTAAGACGACCACGTATGGCAAGCTCAACGAGTTTGCCAGTGAGCTAAAAACCAAGTACGGAGACGAGTGGACAAACGCTTTCAACGACGATAACACTCCGCAAGGAATGGAGTCCAAGCGGATCATGTTGGAAAAGGCTGCGGAACACGCAAAGGATGTCATTGAAGGGAAGTCCATCAATGCGACCTTCGGAAAAGAAAGCAAGACCGGGGCCAAAAGAAAAGATTTTGAGCTTAAGAACCTGTACGGTCAAAAGGCTGAAAGAATGGGCGGGAGGGATCTTTCGTCGATAACTTCGGACCCAAACAAAGCAGTCGACCATTTGATAGACGAATATGGTTTGAGGGGCTTTCAGTGGGGCAATTCAGTCACGGATTCAGAGCGGAAACACCATGCAGCCCGAATGGTTGAGGCCATAGCGGACCTTGCGGACGTCACAGGGCTCCATCCAAAAGATATTTCACTTGATGGGAAACTAGGACTTGCCGTCGGGGCTCGTGGACACGGTACGGCAGCCGCGCACTACGAGCCGGGAAACCAAGTGATCAACATGACCCGCAATAGCGGAGTTGGAACCTTCGCCCACGAATGGGGCCACGCCTTCGATCACATGCTCGGTGGCTTTGGCATTGGCCGCGACGGCGGAAAATATATGTCCGACGTCGACGTTTCCCATACCCACGAAGTTACCCACAAGACGCGGGGCTATCCTCTCCGAGTCAATGCGGCCACCGCCGAAGCCTACCGAACTCGGGGTGACGATGAGTTTACGGTAAAAGAACTGCCAGACCCAGAAATCAGAGGAGCCATGGCCTCTTGGCAAGAAGCGGCCAAGCCTTTTATGAGGCGGGTACGGGGCGTGGTATCGAAGATGATCAGAGATGGAAAGCTATCCGAGGGTAAAAGGGATTATTGGAATAGCTCTATTGAGTGCTTCGCACGAAGCTTTGAAGTTCACGTAAAGAAGCAACTGGAAACCAAGGGCCGAAAAAACACCTATCTTTCTAGCCTCTCCGATGAGTCTGGCGAAGCTTCCCTATGGCCAACCAACGCGGAAGCCGAGTCCATGGCCGAAGCCTTTGCGGGGCTTATGACCGCATACCGACAAAAACGCCACGGACAGGCCGATCCGATCAAGTTCTCACTCTTTGACGTCATCGGCGAAGTAATTCCCGATTCTGATGATTTCGATGAGCTTGCTATCGAAGAAAACGAGTCACCGAATTCATCCGGGCAGGTCCACAAGTACGCATGCTTGATGTTTCACCTAACGGAAGATCTTTCAGGCCGCATTCGCGAGTTCCAAGCCAACATTGCCGATGATCAGCTTGCGTCTGGCGACAGGGAACAAGAGTCGCACGTGACGCTTCTCTACGGGTTCAAGGATGAGGAGTTACAGAACGTCTTAGATGCCTTGTCCAATATGCAGGCTCCTTTGGCGACATTCTTCCAGTTAGATGCATTCCCATCAGGTAAGGATGGAGCACCACTGCACGTCTGCGTCGATTCTCCAGACCTGCACAAGATGTACGCTGAACTTAGAAAGCGTATCCCAGCCGTTTGCACGCATCCGGAATACAAGCCGCATGTCACGATTGCCTACATGAATGACGCGAGTTCACTGGTGGGCGCTAACGGTCCAATTTTTGGCGAAAGTCGCGTACTCGATCGAGCATTCATCGCTCTCCAAAGTGGAAAAAATATCGAGGTGACTTTGGGTAAGGCCGATCCGATAAGGATGGGTATTGACGACCAAACCAGAGTTGCTGGAGCCGAGTCAGAGAATGGCGATGAACAGGCAGAAGCGATCGCGGAAATACTTACGTCGCTCTACGGCGATGACGCCGAAGCCATGTTCGACAAGATCTATGGCATCAAGAGAATGGCATGGGCAGCCATCGATCACCCAAGGGGGCCCAATGGGCGTTTCATCGCCAAGAACAGCCCCGAGGCGGCATCCGCTGCGAAGGAAAAGATCAATGAGGCGCTCAATGGCCAAAGGTCGCCTAGCTCACTGAAGACGGTTACGGAGCACCTATCGATCTTGACTGTCAAGCAGCTACGGGAGATGCAGAAGGAGCATGGTATCCGCGCAGGCGGAGCGAAACCGCAATTGGTCGCCAAGATCGCCGATCGGCTGCATGGCAAAGTAACTCAGACGGACAGCCAAGCAAGTAAGTTCCACGAAAACGGCACTCCAAAACAAGTCAACAACCGCGACATCTACACGGTCCCAACGTCTTCCTTGAAGGTCGACCCAAAGCGATTTCAGTACAAAGTGAAAGACATCGGGGAGGATGGCGTTACTGGAGAACTCAAGGGAGTTTCCAAGTGGAACCCGGAACTGGCCGGATCGCTATTGGTGTGGCGTGATCCATCCGACGGGCAGGACTACGTGATCAACGGACACCATCGCCATGAATTGGCAAGCAGACTCAATGCCGATCACATCAATGCGAGATACATCGACGCGCCAAACGCCAAGGAAGCTCGCGCTCGAGGGGCATTAGCGAACATCGCGGAAGGCCGAGGATCGGCCATCGACGCCGCAAAGTACCTTCGAGACTCGGGGCAAACCCTTGACCACCTACGCGAAGCGGGGATCAGCATGTCCGGGAAACTGGCGTCCGATGCGGTGACGCTTACTGCCCTAAACGATAAGGCATTCCAGAAGGTGACCGAAGGGAGGTTGGATGAAACGACCGCGTTGGCCGTCGCAAAGCACCTCAAGGATCCAGCACTTCAGGATCTATTGTTCAAGAAACTTGCTGATCGAGAGACCGAAGGCAAGGACTGGAGTACGCGAGAAATCGAGACGGCTGCACGCAAGATGGCCAACGCTGGAAAGGCAACGCAAACGGGCTTCGATCTGTTCGGTGCATTTGAAGATGAAAAATCGACGTTCGATCAGGAGGTAGAACTTGAATCGTTTGCAAACCGCATGCTTCAGCAGGAAGCCGACGACTACCGAGCCGTGGCCAACAAGCGCCGAGCCAATCGGGTATCGGAGGCTGGGAACGTACTGGCGATCGACGAAAACGCTAAGCGATCCGATTCGGCAGAGCAATCCGTCAAGGATTTCAATCGAGAAGTTCATCTTCGGGGCCCAGTAAACGCAGTGATCCAAAAGCACGCGGCAGATCTTCTGTTGGCGAAAACCAAAAAAGAGAAAGAAGCCGTTAAGTCCGCAATGATGGACGAGTTAAAATTGTCTCTTCGATCCTTTGGAACCTAAACCTAATCGGAGTAAGCAATGGCCAACGATCCAACCGAGCCCAAAAAAAGCGAATGGTACCTGACCCCGGAGGAAGCTAGCCGAGTCGCCAAAGGCCATCGCGAAATGGTTGAACTCCCAGAGACGAAACCTATCCCTCAGGCCAAAAAATCTGAACCCGACAAGACGAAACCGGAAACCGATGGCTAGTTTAACGTCCCTCGAACCAAGCGATCGCATAGCAGGCATGGCCCTCATCGGGGCTGAGGCTTTGTTTGCAGAAATTCGCGGACGGATCGGCGATGCTGCTACCGGACCAATCTACGCACCGCAATCGAACTTGCTTTCGGCAATCTGGAAAGTGATGAACGATTCGGTCCCTGTCATTGTCGACCATCTGACGGATACCGAGATGGCGAGCTGGACGGGTGGTATGGATTCGTTGGCCAAGCAACTCCCGAAGTGGCTACTCGGCGACTTCATGGATGGACGTTTTGGGCAGTCTCCCCCGGACCGTCCTCGCTTCTCTCTCTTCGACATGTTCGGCGACGAGCCGAAACTGCGATTTCCATTGATCGAAAAGGCAGCAGAGAAACTCGCCGATCGCAACATCATGACTCGCAGCGACTGGGATGCAGCAACGCGGTCCGCGCAGGAGCGAGCGTTCTTCATCACCGGCGACATCACTCGGGACACGATCTCCAAAGTTCGAGATGAGCTTGTCAACGATTTATCCGACGGCACGTCGCTTCTCACGTTTCGCGAACGAGTCAGCGACGTTCTGAACCGTTCTGCCATCGGCCCGGCCAGAGTGGAGAACATTTATCGCACCAACGTCCAAGCCGCATTCCGCGATGGACGTGAGACGTTGGCCAGCCATCCGGTTGTCGCTGGGATCTTCCCCTATCAGCAGTACCTCGCTCAGCATGATGCGAGAACCAGGCACCAGCACAAGGAACTCGAGAAGCTGGGTCTCAACGGGACGGCGGTCTATCGCCGAGACGATCCGTTCTGGGATATGTTCACGCCCCCTTGGGATTACCAGTGCCGTTGCGGCGTACGCATGCTGACCATCTCCCAGGCGGCTAAGTTGGGCGTCAAGGAAGCAATC